AGTTAATACAAAATCTTTTATTTCTTTTTCAGATGTATGGTCAATTAAATTGTTAGTTACCTTTACAAAAACATAACTTTTACTTCCCTCGGGACTAAACTTATAAAATCCATTATCTTCTAAGAATTGTTTAAAAGATATATGTATAATTTTTACAACTCCCTTCTCACTTTTTGTCCAAAACTTTTGTTCGTCTTGTTCTTCCTCTAACCTTTTTACTACATTATCTAAAACCTGATCCTCAACATCTAAGTTCTCTGCAATCTCAGATTTAATTTCAGAGGCAGTAGCCCCCTTTCTTAATTTTCTTTTAACATTATTTACCTTTTCCTCATCCTCATAATATTTAGTTCCAAAGTTTTGTACTTGCTTATATGCTGAATTAATAGTTCTTATTATTTCATTTTTTGGAAAATCTTTGCTTACAAAATTACCCATAACATACTCTGCTAAAGTTTTATTAATTCCAAAGTCATTAAACGCTGATGCCAATATAAATACATTTTGATTTCTCTCTCCACTATTCAAACCATACTTTCTTTCCCACCACTTTAAAAGAATTTCTATAATCTTATTCTCATTAGTTATTGGTATAGTCTGTACATCTTTATGCTTAACAACCTCTTGATACTCTTGCTCTATAACTTGATTAAAAATACTTGACTGCTCATTAATATATATTAACGGATCATAGGATTCATAACATACTCTTGATACATTCTTACAAGATATATCAAAGTATTCACTATCATAATGATATTGTAAAGAATTAAAAAATTGTTTATGTGTTTCTTCTTCTGCTGGTATCTTAACTAATACCTTTAATCCTAAACCACTTGGTGATATAAAAACAGAAAATGTATATCTGTCTTTAGTTAGGGTTTCTTTTTTTTCCAACATATCTTTCTCTGAGGGAAAGTTATCAAAGTCTAAACACATAATTCCACTATGCTCAACTAAAGAAGAATCATTTCTTTTAGTAAATTTACCACTAAAACATATAGCTGGTAATGATTGCTTTAATTTATTTCTTATTTCTTTATCCTTTTCTCCTCTTATTGACTTTACTATGTCTTGGGATGATCCTACTTGAATCCTTTCTAATATTCTTGATACGTCTCTATAGAAAGGTTGAGCAGTATCTTTAATATCTTTAAATATTGTTATTTCCATTTTATTTGATTTATTATTTATTATGTTAACTTTATGTTAACTTTTTTTTACTAACTACTACTTATATATTCTTTATTTATGACTATATGATAAGAAATATATATATATATATATAAAAGAAGTAAGTTTAGGTTTAGGCTTTATATAGAGAGTATATAAATTACAAGTAAAATCGTCATCTCATCATTTTTAAGAGGAAAGAAAAGGGGCATGAAGCCCCTAATCTATTCTCTTGGGTTGAAATTTAGAAAGGTAAATCTTCCTCAACTGCTGGTGCAGTTTCTTTCTTTGGCTCTGGTTTCCATGTGTCAACCGCTACATAATGAGTATTTCCGTACTCATCTACCGCCTTTTTTTCTTGTACAAGTAGTTTGATGTACTTCTTTCCGTTGTACTCAAACATGTGTTCTTGAGGTAAGTCTGTTAAACATACGCTACAAGCAACTTGGTTTCCATCAAATTTTGATGTTCCGTTTCCTACATAGATCTTTTCTGACATGATTTAATTTTTATAAATTATTTTTTCCAACTGATTCATTGTAGCCTCCATGAGATTATCTCTTTCGGCTTGAGTATATAGATTGGTTGGAATTTCAATCCATACACTTTTTTTTGTTACATTAAAGTACTTCTTTAATGATATAATTTTCAATATCTTCTTTAGCATTTTTTCCATAAAATTTATTATACACTTCTATTGCTCTTTCTACTTTTTCCTTACCATTCATTAGAAATGTTTGTGATGGATGGTATATGCCTAACTCAAATGTAGTCTTATCAACTACATAGAATACCATAGGCTTATCAAAGAATTGTTGGTATAGGTATGCTTGACTATCATAGTTATATTTCCTCGCACTATACTTAAAGTCCTTTATGTTTCCAGTAGTTTTAAGGTCAATTAACATATCTTTTCCTACAATATCTGCTTTACCCTTCCACATCATACCCATAACCTCTTGTACTGCGGGTACTTCAAACTCATTAGCATCATCATAGATATCCTCAAAGAACTCTAAGTTATATTTCATTACAAGTACTGCACTATCTATTTTAGCTTTTTCTTTATCTAACATCATTAAAGTCCTACCATAACCAAGTATTTCTTCCTTGTACTTTTTAGAATTTCTACTTGTTACATCTATGCTTGTAAACTCTTCTGACACTAACTTCTCAGGCTCTAACATTGCAGTATGAAAATACCTACCGAGTAGCATTGGCATTGTAAAGTCTTTAGGCTTTCTAAATTCTTTAGGGTTATTAAGTAGGGTTATAATATCTGAATTAGATAAGTATTGTTTACCAAACTCCCCATAGTAATGGTCATCATCTTTTAATTTTTCTAATATATCTTTCATAATTCTTTAAATAATTTTTCACCTTCAGTTCTTAATAATTCTAACTCATTTTCTTTATCTTGATCAAGTTTTTCAACCTTACTGAAATACCACTTAGCAAAGTTATCACACGCTGGTGGATCAGTAGATGCTACAACAGATATATTAATAGAATTATAATATACATTAACAAGGAGTTGATTCTTATCTTTATTTTCTCCTATATTTTTATAATAATCTATTGTAACTGAAAACCCCTCTTCACTTATTATAGAAGAATCATCATAATCTATCCAAGTTAATTTATCTAACTTAGTATTTATAAGTTCTTTAAGGTCTTTAAACTCCATTACTTAATGTATTTAGATATTTCCTTTTTTACCAATGGCTTTATCTTATACTTAACCTCTAAGTTCTTTACAATTTTAGGTAGTCCAAGATCCTTATTATCTCCTACATACTTTAATACCTTAGCAAAGTTTTCATCTCCAATATTTAATTCAACATGGGTTGGCTTACTTGGTACTGGAGTTTTACTTACTGCCATAGATGGCTTGATAGTTTGTACAATATCCTCTCCAATCCATAAACTTAATCCTAATCCATGCATAGCAATTGCCTTTGCAGTTGATCGTTGGATTGCAGTATTCACATCCATTGAAGTTACCTTTTCAATTGCTATTGAATTATTTCTATAATCCATAACTGGTAGGTAGTCTATATGCTCCATTCCCTCAATAATAATTCCTACCTTAACATAAGCAGTTTTACCATCAGTAAAAAAATTAAGTCCAGTATGCTCAGATTCATATACAACTCTTTGTGCAGTAGGGTGTTCTGATTTTATCATACTCCAAGCAGATGCCCAAGATAGATAACTAAACTTTCCTTTCTTTTCTGTTTTATCCTTTACAGATATGGATGATAAATCCTTAAAAATGTTTTCGTTTTTCATAATTTAATTTAATTTATTTAATTGTTTTTGTCTTTTTGAATAATTAATAAGTAAGTTTTCTCTACTTGTTTTTAATTTTTGAATATGCTTATCATTCTTACGAGTATTTACCTCATTCCTTATTCTATCCTCTATCATGTCTAATTTTCTCTTATAATTCATCATTGATAATCTTAAGCCTCCTTTGATCCATCCATGAATGAAAAATAAATCATACTCATCTTCATTGCAGTCTTGGAAGTAATCTCCATTTCTACTACAATTTAGTATCTGAATATCAGAGTCAAATTTCTGAATCTTAACTCCATAATTTATAATACTATTTTGTGAGTGAATGGCTTTATAATCACTTAATGCTTGAGAATATATATCCTCTATACTATGCATCTTGTAATTTATTTACCACATCTTTAAAGTCTTGGTCGCTATCAATAAGTTCTTTAGCTTTCTTATATCCATGTATGATAGTAGAGTGAGCAACTGAGTGTCCTTGTTCCTCCATGAATCTTTGGATGTATGAAATTCTAATTGGTCTCTCCATACATAAATAGTATAGCATTTGTCTTGCATCTACTATCTCCCTCTTCTTTGTTTTATCAAACATCTGATCCATTGTCAGATGAAACTGCTTGGCTATTGCTATTGCATAACCATCAAAAATATCTTTTTTCATATTTAATTTAATTATATAATATCAAGTGCAGTAGTCTAAATCTCGTTAGCCATTCTATTGATATTCCTTCCAATCCCTACTACACTTAATATTAAATTTATTTAGGTGGCTAAGATAATACTTTAGTATTACTTTACCAAATTTTGTTCAATTTATTTTAAATTATTTAATTTATCTATCTCAAACCTAAGATGATTAATGGCTTTCTCAATGTCCTCAATGTGCTTAGCCTTATTATCCATCCCTTGTTCAAATTTCTTTCCACACCTTAGTAAATAGCTGGTGGCAGTACCTATATTGTATGATAAATTCCAATCCTCAATTACTTTCCTTGCCTCATAACCATAGACCGATCCAATGTAATAGTTTGGTATATTAATATTATCATTATCTGAAACTTTAATAGGTAAATCATTACTACCGAATTTAAATAATTCCTCTAAATTTTCTATTTGATCCTTAGTTCCTTTAAATTTTATTGTCTTCATTTCTTTATTTTTTTAATGTAATCTGCCATTTGTTGTAGTTTTTGTATGATTTTTTTATTAGGATTTGGCTTTAATTTCTCTAATAATATCTTTTTATATATTTTAATTTTCTCCATTTTATTTAATCTATTAAGTTAATTTCACTAATTTGCTCTACATATTCCCAGTACATTCCTATCTCGGAATGTGTCTGCCCATCTTCTCCAAGTCCTACACAAAATACAGTATCCTTACCGAAAGGATCTTTATTACATCCTTTAGAATCTTGTTTCTCTAACCAATTCATAATCTCTTTACACCAATCATCTGAATCGTACCATTGAATGTAATTGAATGTATAAAAGGTTTTATCATTTGGGTCTTCATGTACATGTAGGTAATCTCCATCTGTTTTGTCTACATTAATTCCATGTTTCCTTAGTATTTTATCAAATTCTTTTGACAAATCTCCAGTTTTTACTCCTATAATTACTTTGCTTCTATATCCCATTTTATTTAATTTTAATTTATACTGGCTTGATGATAGTCATTATCATCATCATCATCATAATACCCTCTTACCGAATTCTCTTCTCTCTCTATTGAAGCAAGACAATCTTCTAAGTCCCTTTTTTTATGGGTTTCGTTGTAATTCCCATACATCTCTATTTTCCTTGCCTTAATATTTTTCAACTCTTTATGTAATCCTTGTAATTTAGTTTGCATAATATATTTATAAGTGTCCTCCATATGAATGACCATCTTCATCAACGGGACATTGAAATCTCCATTCACTATCCATTTCAGTTTCATTCATTCCATCATAATCATCTACCCCACTTCCAAACTCTACTTTTGAGAATGTATACTTTGCATCCATTTGGTCAGCCCATAATTGCTCGTTATCATTTATCCAATCCATCATATCATCTTGTTCAACATCATTAGGAACTTCAATTTCTATCTCTGTAAACTTGTGGTACACACTTCTTTGTTGTATTTTTACTATCATTTTATTTAGTTTCTACTGAACACATTATTACTACACTATCATCTAATTTAGATAATTCATTTTCAAACTCTTCAGCCATCATTTCAAAGTCATAAGTTATACTACCATCTTTATTTCTCATATAGTATGCTGGTACTATAATTTGGTTTACTGCAATTTCTCTTTCCATTATTTTATTTTTAGTCCATCGTTAATTTTAATAGCTTTCTTTAAGCTAAGTGTCCAGTCTTTGATAACATTATCAATATTTTTATCTATTGTAGCATTATGCTTACCCTTAGATTTTTTAAGTTTCTCAATCTCTTGGATTAAGAATTCTTGTAATTTGTTGTTTTTCATCTTATTTATATTAAATTAATCATTACAGTACCAGCATCATACCACTCAGAGTACCATCCTCTTTTCTTTAACTCTTCTTCCCATTTATTAAGTACTCCAAATACTCTGTTATTATGATCCTCAGAATAGTAGTCATATATTACCTCTCCTTTATACTCCTCCATAGATTCTCCACATAAGTGTATACCTCCAGTGCCTCCGCTAAAGTCTTCTGATGTACCTACAAACTCTTGATGTTTTGATAACCAATTCATCATTTGGTTTCTTTTTATTGCTTTCATTGTTTATTTAAATTTGATTATTAATTCGTTTGCAAAGATAAGTAATATATATTTATTACACAAGTTTTATACAACTTATTTACACTTATCGGTAGTCATCACAAAATAATTGCCATTCCATCCATCGCTCAATCTTTACCAGCTCTTTGATGGATGTTAATTGCACATTTAATATTAATATTGATTTATCATTCTCTTTACTTATCTCATCACTATACTTTGGCATAATATCATCTCCATCATTGTTATACCAAAACTCCCCAATAATTTCTCCACATATTGCCTCTATCTCAACTAAAGAATCATTGTAGTATCCTCCAGTACCTTTGTGCAATGCCTTTGAAATCTTATTAACTATTGATTGCATCTCCTTAATTTGCTTATCTTGTTCTTGTGGTATCTCAACCTCGTATACATCGTTAAATACTTTCATTTTGTGTGCTTTAAATTTTAGGAATCAACTGTTGACTCCTTGTACCACCAAAACCTCACTACTTTCGTAGCAAGGCAAATGGTGTCCAACACACAATTTATCTATTTAAGGCATTCATTATACCTTTACCTATTATCCTTTGTCTTTCTCTAAATTCAGAACAATCTATCTCTACCTTATCAAACCATTTTACATCCTTACTATTATCTAATTTGATGATGACATCTCCATATTTATTTAGGATCTGTTGCTTGTACCTAATAAGACTATCTTTATCATACACTAATCTCATACTATCTCCTCCATTAGGCATATGTACTTGTCCTAAAAATATCTCCATTAACATATCATATGTTAACC